CTTCGTACTTATCTATAAAAGGAGAATCTGCTGATAGGTCAACATCAAGTACAGCAACAACTGTTTGGTTAGTATTTCTAAGAGCAGTAGATAGAGTTATACCTACATTAGGTACATCAAATGCTGAAGGTAAAGTTGTGTTATCTCTTTCGTAAAAAGGACCATCATATGTTTGATCAAATATAGATTCAGCAGTCTCTACAAGAGTCATGTTAACCTGTAAATCTAAACCATCTGTAAGTCCAAAAGACCAATCTACTACTTCAAATTCCTTATTATTCCAACCAAACCTAGAGTTAGTTATGCGTACATTATCACCAACCCCTAAAGCCAGTGTACGTAGTCCAAAACTAGCATTAACTGTAATTTGTTGTCTATTACTTTCTAAAGCAATTAACCCTAAACGACTAGCTTCCAAGGAAGAGGTTGTAAAAACTAGAGGTACATCCGCAACTGACTCTTGTCCACCATCAGCAGTTAAGAAAGCACTGTTAGTCACCCTAGGGTAATCGGTTACTTGCCAGTCAGATTCAGCCCCCATAAAAGTTCCGACAACAGTATTAAAGTTGTCCCTACGAGAGTGTCTAGTAGACACACTAATAGAAGACCTTAAGTCATCGTCTGTTAAATCCATAATTGGGGTTGTCCAGTAGGCAGGTTTAACTCTCCACTTACCTTGACCATACCATATTTTACCACTCATACAACTTACAAGGTTAGTAAGGGTGTCGTATGGAGTAGAGTTAGTAACGAAAGCACCGTTACAAGTATACCGAGTACTCGTAGCTGGTGATGCCCCAGAAATATTACTTACAGTTTGGTCACATACATTAGCCGCAGTTATAAACCCAGCGTTATCTATCTTAGTGTCATCTTCAGATAACCCGTAACTACTCTTCAAGTAGTCCCTGAGACACAAAGCTGGATTAGATGAAAATGTAGTATTTGTTGTACGCGGGTCATATACTTTCTTACCCCTTACAACAGCAGTTATAGTAGGTATTCCATTAGGGTAGACATCTTGATCGTACTCAAACCTAGCATATATGTAAGCTATACCTGACAGCTTACAAGTGTTATTCCAATGAGCAGAATCTGAAACAAGTTCTGATATAGCTAATTGACCATTAGTACCTGTCCTTGTCAGAATACGCATTTTACCAACATACTTTGAAGGTGATGTCACGTTACCACTACTATTAAGTGTAAGAGCTTCATCGTTTGCGTATATAGTTACAAAACTATCTATCTCATGCCCTGCTACAGCAATTATACGGTGAAAGAATTTATTATCTGTTCCTGTAGATTCATCATATACAATAGGACCACCTACTTTTACTTCTCCGTATATAATCTGATGGTCTTGTGCAGAACCCTTAGAGTTTACCGTGTAACCCCTAGCCGCTTGTCCAGCCGTAGGTTTTGGCATAAGAGCTTTTTGAATAATACTTGTCACTGCTGTAACTGCAATGTACCCTACAACATAAGCGGCTACAGAAGTTGCGGCTACAGTTACACCTACAGCACCTATTATCGCTACTCCAACTGATGCTACCATATCATAAGACCTTTTCGAATGTAGTTGAAATTTTAGAGTATCCTAGTCGTAACATTAAACTGTCGATAGGGTTTAATTCTGTTGTAGATATACTTAATGTAGAATGGCCGTCTTTTTTAATACAAGCCTCAGCGAATTTAATTAACTTTATACCTGTAAAACCCTTACGATAAGGTTTATCTAGGAATATAGCATCATTAACTACACGGGTAGACCCTTTAATATGCAGGTTGGGTATAACTATAGCTGTAAAATAACCAACTAGTTTACCTTTATCTCTACAGGTAAATAAGTACAATTGATTGTTTTGTTCTAATATACTGTAACTATCTAAATCAAGATCTAACTTTTGGGCATCTGCATCATGCATAACCTCATAATAGTCTCTGTTAATTATATCTATCATGTCGGGAATAAAGGTAATTGATACCTCTTGTTGATATTTCATTAGTCAGGTTTTCCCCAATTAATCTTTTTATCTTGCATAGACTCAATAAAGTTTAATCCATTATCATTAGGAAACTTTGACTTTTGGTAAGCAGAAGTGAATCTAGCTATCCTAGCCCTCTCTAAGTCTATAAGTTTATTTTCTACTTTAAGTTGTATTGTAGCTGTATCATAAGACTCTTCTATATTCATCTGATCCATGTAACCTGAGAATATCTCATTAAAGTTATTTGGAGCAGTAGTTTGATCTCCATTATCAAATGTACCAAAATAGATATTACACTCACGACCTTGATAAGGCTCAGTAAGAGCTAGAGATATAACTCCTGAAGATATACTACTTAAAGTTATCTCAGCACCCTTAGCAGATATTTGAGAAGTCTCTTCAACCTCAGATATAGTTATTAAATTACCTGCTCCAAACCACTCCGTATTATCAGATAAGGTAAGAGTTCCTACTCCTGTCCACATACGTAGGGTCTGTGACCCATCAAACTTTAACTCTACAGCAAAGAACGGGTAAACTAAATTTAGTCCAATATTATTAAGTGTGCTACTTGTTAAAGCTCTAGACATTTAATTTTCCTTATACAATAACCTCTACGGCATCGAATGAAATACCATAAACAGATGCATTATTAATCGACCATGAAGTTAGGTTATCCCTTAATCTAAATACCCCTTTAGGGGAATTAAACACTACAGTAGATCCTGAATAGGTAGACCTTAAGGGTGGCCAAATCTCTAAACTTCCATTTCCGCTTTGATCAACCAACACTTGATGCAACCTAGAAGTTGAAGAACTCCCTAATTGTATGTAGTCGCCAGCTAATAAAGTACCTGCCATAACGACAGTAACAGTTTCATCCCCTGCACTACCAGACAACACACAAGAGGTTACTGTACCTTGTGGTGTAGCATAGTCAGGATCTCCTAGTAAGAATGTACCTGTTTGTCCCTTAAGGGCTACTAACATAGCTTTCCAAGGGGCGGCTAGGTTTTTACGTACCGATGGAATACTTACAGACGCTTCCCACCTGTGTCCCCCATGAGAAACAACCTGTTGCTTATATGTAAATGGAGACTGAGAAGTAGCTACAGAATTAATAGCCCTAAGCTCTATGCTTTCAATCCCTATACTTGTGGGGGTACTTAATGGGTAAGTTATAGCCATTTAATGTTTCCTTTTAATTAACCGAAAGCTGTCTTCATAGCGCCACCTCGTTTACGATCATTTATTATTTCAGATTTAGTCATCTGAGCAATCTTGGGTGCGGCTTGTGCTATTATTCTTTTAACGCTATCATCACCATTAGCAGAGAAGTTAAAGTTTTGTACGATAGTAGTTGCACCACCACCGCCTTCCATCTGTACTCCTAACTTACCATTAGCTCCACGTTTAAGTGGCATGATAGCTTCAGGGCCAGCCTCTCCCATAAGTCCAGTTTTACCACCAGACATAGCGAATGTAGTAGGACCTCCAACTACACCACCATTAGCGTAGGCTTGCACTTGAGATCCATTAGATATTACACCCCCGTCAGCGAAACCTAATCCTCCAGAGATAGCGGCTACCATTTTCTTAACTACAAGAACTCTATAAAGCTCCTTAATTATGTCAACAGCCATAGCTTTGAAAGCATCCTTAACAGAAGCTGTACCATCAACTATAGACATAAATGCGTTTTCCATAGAAGCCTCTATAGAAGCACCTAAAGCCTCTTGCTCTTCTTTAGCTTTCTTTAGAGCCTCATGTCTCTTAGTTTCAGCATCTGTAAGTTGAAGAACTCTTTTTATTTCTTCTACTTGGTTCTTATCAATTACACCTTTATATTCATGTTGTATATCTAGTATCTTTTGCTTAATATCTCTTTCACTATCAAAGAGTCCTACAAGCTCTCCCTCTACCATCTTCTGATGTTTTAGTTCATCTATAAAGTCTGCTAGTTTTTCAGTCTTAGCTTTTATTTTATCTGCATCTTTATCTTCAGTTTCTTCAAAAACTCCACCCATACTCATGAGAGCAACGTCTATACTGCTAGGAGACGCAATTCCACGACCTCCACCACGAGCCGCCATAGAAGCAAGTTCTTTTTGCCGTATTTCTTCTTTTATTTGAGCTATTCTTATAGTCATAGCAAGATCTGCGGCTTCAGTCTTAGCTTTCTCTTTGTAGAAGTGTTTTATAGCCTCAAGTCGGTTTTTTGCCTGTCTTGCTTCAGCTTCACCTGCGTCTGTTACTTGACCGCCCATTCCCATAAGAGCTACATCTGTTTTGCTAGGAGCTATAGCACCCCTACGGCCTTGCATACCTGCGTATTCTTCAGCCTTAAGTTTCTTGACAATCTCAGCTACTCTTATCTTACTCTCTAGGGCTTTCTTCTCTTCGGCCTCTTGAAAATCGTAGAATACTTTAAGTGCGTCTTTTTTCTTTTTTAAGTCGTTAGTTTCATCTGCTAACTGCTTCTTTAAAAGTGTAGCACTAATACCTTGCTCTCGAACAGCTCTATCAAAAATATTACCTAGCTCTTCACTAACACCGTGAAGCTCTGTTGAAGTAGACTCAACAGCACTACCTATATCGTCTAAATTGTGGGATGTTCTTATAAGGTGTTCGTAGTTTTGTATTATACCTTTTATAGCTTCAGATTGCTCATCCTTGAGTTTCTTATCTTCTTTAGATAATTTGTTAGCTTCTACGCCAAAAGTAAGAGTCCTCTTAAGAGCGTTCATAAATCCACTTGTATCGACAGATTCAAATAAAGAAGGTATCATAGCTAGGCCAGATTCCTGCATATCTAAGACTCTTAGCCTTGCTAATCTACCTGTAAGTTTACCATAGTCTAACTCTATCTTTTTAAAAGCTGTCTCGAATGAGGCTGACATAGATACGCCAAGTGATTCGAAGAATGTTGGCACTTCTGCAAATGCCCCTTTTAATTCATCAGCACTCTTCTTACCAGCTTCTGCGGTTTCCATAAACATTCTACCTACAGCAGAACCAATAGGTATAAGGATACCAAGCGCGGCTGATAGACCTACAGCGGCTCCCATACTTAACCCAAGAGGACCAGCTATCATAGGTAGGATACCTGCTAACTGTGAACCCTGTTGACTAAATGCAACAAAAGCACTTGTGCCACCCTGAACCTGAACTGCAAAGTCACCAAACTGATAACCAAGCTGTTGAATAGCCATATTAGAACCATTCATCTTGTTTCTAGTATTACCAATAGCTTTTCCAGAAACCATTTGTGCGGCAGTTAGTTTTTTTGTGGCAAGAGTTAAAGAGTCTGTAAACTTAGTCTCTTGTTGTACTTTTACTCCCAACTTCATTATTTGGGAACGGGTCATTCTAGAAGCTACATCTAAATCTTTTTGTGCTTTTACAATCTGATTTATACTCTTCATATAATTCTTTTGATTGCCAGTCTTAGCGAAGTCTTTAGCTACTAAAGTTAAAACTCTTTTAGTCTGATCAGCAGTCTTAACTAAACCTGTAAGTTCTCTGTAATCTACTTTAAGGGCTAATTGTATTGCTCCTATATCATCCATTCACTGTCCCCATATAAACTGTATCAACACGTTTTATAGCCCCTATATCCCTAGAGGAAATATGTGTCTCAGTCAGTTCCTTCCATGCTTTAATTTCAATATAAGTTATCGGGTTAGGTCCAGAGAATCCCATAGATCTACTATTGCTTAATGCAATAAAGGCAGACCAGACATGAGATAGTAGCGATGGAAAATATGTCGGTGGTTCCAGTGCTTCAGGTCTACGTCCAGTCTGCCTTTCTACTTGTTCTAAGTGTTCTCGTTCTGTAGTGCCATCCTTATCAGGCTGATTGAGCTTAAACTGATGTTCAGCCCACTCACATAACTGATTAGTTAGGCTTTCGTAAAATCCAGAGAGTCCGCAAGTGCCTCCTCAATCTGATCCTTAATCCAAAATACTTCGTCGTAAAGAATCCTAGCTTTACTAGCGGACAACTTAGGTTGCTCTTTGTTGTAAGTTATGTTCCACTCAGAAGTTATCTTAGACAACATATCTAGTGTAGCTTTTTCCATATCTTGAGCTGTTAAGTTCGTACTCTTATTAGACTGCATATCTTTAAGACGTTTATTAGTTTGTTCGTGCATTAACTCTTTGTACTCTTTAGAGTGACTAGCAAATACAACAATAGTCATATCTGTATTGTCTTCATTCTTAAGTACAACACCAGTGTTAGGGTGTTTTAGCTTTACTTCTACAGTGTTACTTGTAGGTTTTAGATCCATTAAATCCATGTCGAGTTCCTTTAATGTCGGGATGTATATAAGTGTGGGAACTCCCGACCCGACTCAAGAGTCCCCACTAACCTTAGCTAAGGTATTACGTTATGAAGGTCGTGTGATCTTCAAATTAGTTAATTCAGTTGTGTCGTATAAAGCAACGAAAGAC